AAAAGAAGGGGAGCCCTTCTGCAAAAGTAAACATGCCTGCTACCCCTGGTAAGAGCACCGGCAAAATGGTAAACATGCCCAACAAGCTTGGTCAAGCCAAGGGCGTAAAGAAAAAAATGGTATGAGACCAAAGAAACCCGTAATTGGTGCAGCAACCAAGAAGGAAGCTGCAAAGTCAGCCCCAAAGGTTCCAATGACATCCGCTGGAACGGCTGCCGCCAAGAAGCAGAAGCGCAAGGCTACCATCGCCAAGGTTGGTGGCGCCATCGCTGGCGTAGGAGCAGGTGTTGTTGACTATGTTCGTGGACTACAAGAGTCAAAAGGGTATTCAAAATGGATGGATCAAACCAAAGGCAATCCTACCAATGCACCAAAACCGTCAAACAGAGAGCTACGTCAAATGGGGCGTGGTGGTAAAAAGAAAACAAAGTAATGGCAACAACTAAGAAAAACCCAATCATCGGACCGGCTACAAGGGCCAAGGTCACTAGTGTTGTACGCAAGGTACAAAACAGCAAGACCGCAGGAGCTGTTAAAAAGGCTGGCGCAGCAGTTAAGCAAGAGGCCAGAGTGATCGGCCGTGCTGTTACAGGATACAAGGCAAAAAAAGAACAATCATCAGCTGCTGCATCTCCAGCTAGCGCGTTTCAGGTAAACTCTGAGGTATTTGGAAAGGGTAAAATCAAAAGCCCAAGCCAAATCCGCGAAGATAAAAAACAAGAGCGTGCTGACAGAAGAGTTGCAAACAGGATGTCAAGGAGCGCTGACCGGTCAAAGAGAATTGTAGACGGAGAGCGTGCTTTCACATTAAGCCCTGGATCTGAGAGATACCAGTCTAGCAAGCAAGGCTTGACTTGGAATGGTGTTTCATTGCCAGAGGGCAGAAGGGCCGCGATAAGGACCATTTCTGAAAATGCTAAGACCAAGTTGGAGGGAAGAGATCGGACAGTATGGGCAAAGCAACAGTACGAAATATTGAAAAACAAGCCAACCACTGACGCGGAAATGCGTAAGCGCAACGAAAAGTTGCAAAAAGGCAAACAAGCGGCTACCACTGGAGGCGGAACAAATGCTTGCAGAGAGGACGTGATGGGTACTACTGGAGGCAAAAAAGGCACCAAATGTAAACCAAAGAAATAATCTAAGACAATTTGACAGAAAGAGGGGCCATGGCCCCTTTTTTGTTTATATTTGTATCAAATTAAATCTACTATGATCGTAAAACAAGTTGAATTTGGGGCTGACGCCCGTGCAAAGCTGGTGTCTGGCATTGACACCATCGCAAATGCAGTAAAGAGTACCCTCGGAGCGCGAGGACAGACAGTTTTAATTGAGTCGGACCAGTTCACTCATGGTTTGCACATCACAAAAGACGGAGTGTCGGTGGCCCGGTCCATCATTCTGAGCGATCCGACCGAGAACTTGGCCGTGCAGATGATGCGTGAGGCCTCAGAGAGGACCGCAACAGCGGCCGGTGACGGGACAACGACCTCAATTGTGCTGACACAAGGGTTTATCCACGGCTCGCAGATGTTCTTAAAGCCAGAGGACAACAAGACAAAGGTATTGAGAGAGGTAAAAGAGCTTGCGGGTGCTGTTGCACAGGCGCTGGACGCGATGTCAATACCGGTTACCGACGAGTCTTTGGCATCTGTGGCCACCATTTCGGCCAACAACGACCCAGAGCTGGGGCAGATCATCTCCGACGCCTACTCAATGGTGGGCAAAGACGGTGTTGTAACCGTAGAGAACTCAAACAATGCAACAACCTACTCTGAGGTGGTTGCCGGTATGAAGTTGGACAGGGGCTGGACGTCAAAATACTTCGTCACAGACCAGAAAAAGAACGAGGCAATCTTGGAAGATTGCTATATCCTCGTCTCTGACCAAGAGATCCAGAGCCTGAACTCTATCGAGCACCTACTGGCGCCGGTAGTGCAGAGCGGAAAGAGCATACTGATCATCGCGGAGCTCGCCGAGAACGCTTTGAACAGCTTGAACTTGAACAGACTGAAGAGTGTGATCAAGGTATGTGCTATTGTGCCGCCTAGTTTTGGTGCCAACAGGACCGAGATCATGGAGGACATCGCAGCTGCGACCGGAGCAAAGTTCATCTCTGACGGGACGGGCGACAACCTATACACGATCGCGTTCGCTGACCTTGGCCACGCACAGAAAGTGGTGGTGAGCAATACCAACACGGTTATCATGACAGATGACGAGGTATCACAACGCGTTGAGAGCCGCGTAGAGGGCATTAGAGCGAAGTTAAGCGACGAGACGAACGAGTATGTCAAAAAGCACCTCGAAGAGCGCTTAGCGAACCTCGCAGGTGGCGTTGGAGTTATCTACGTTGGAGCACAGAGCGACGTGGAGCTGAAAGAGAAGAAGGACAGGGTTGAGGACGCGGTATACGCGACCAAGGCCGCGATGGAGGGAGGCATACTGCCTGGTGGTGGTATTGCGTTGTTGAACATCGCCGGTGAGACCTGCGGCTGTTCTACGGCAAAGAGCATCTTGAAGCACGCACTGCAACAGCCCTTCAACACCATCTTGGAGAACGGCGGATACGACGTGAACGAGATCAAGGGCGAGATCGCCTTGGCGTATCAGGGCAAGTTCGGCTACGGATACGACGTGAAGGACGGGAAGATCGGCAACATGATCGAGATGGGCATCATCGACCCGCTGAAAGTAACCAAGAGTGCGTTAGAGAACGCTGTGAGCGTTGCAACGACCATCTTGAGCACCAACTGTATCATCACAAACGTAAGGGCATGAGAGCAATCGGTAAATACATTGTAGTAGAGCCCATCAAGGAGGAGACAACTGCCGCCTCTGGGCTGATCATGACAAACACGGACGAGAACGAGCTACGCTACGGCAAGGCTCGTGTCGTCTATGTTGGGGGTGATGTAATAGCTGACGTGGCCGAAGGGTCTATCATATACTACGATAGACGCGCCGGCCACGGCGTTAGAATTCATCGTCTTCCGTATCATATAATCCAGGAGCGGGACGTTGTTCTCGTTCTCGATTCGCAATAAGCATGTACTTGGAGTGGTAACGCTGCGTGTAGGTCTCCTTCTTGAACATCGGATTCACTTTCGGATCGTCAGAGAAGGGGGCCTGCCCGGTGATTATGTCCAGTAGCTCCTCGACGACCTTGTCGGTCTTCTTGGTACACCCGTAAACGGTCCCCAGCGACGTCTTGTGTGGCCTTACGATCCTGATAAACTTCTGGGCCTTGAGGTCTGAGAAGAGTTTAGACTCCCAGTGGGTCAGTGCGGCGTACTCGTACAGGCGTTTCAGCTGGAACTCACGCCTAGAGTAGATGAAAATCAGCAGTTCCATGTGTGACCGGGTGAAATTATACCGCTCGCACATCATTTTTTTAGCCGGCGTGAGATAACGCAGGCAGTCAACCAGTTCCTTTTTGTCCATTGAGTTTTATTTAGTTCAGTATTTGTGCTTTGCACAAACACTGTAACAAAAATAGACTAAATTTGCTACATGGACAAGCAAAAGGGTTTGGGAGACACGGTGGCGGCCATCACGAAGGCGACCGGGATCGAGGCAATTGTCAAGTCGCTATTCGGAGAGAACTGCGGCTGCGACGCACGGCAGGAATCTTTAAACAAGTTGGTTCCTTACAAGAAGGAGAAAAAGTAGATTATACGACAGAGTCGTATAATATCATTATATTTGTAGTATTATGTATCAGAAATTACAAGCAGGTCGAGCAGCGGCTGTGACACCGTCAAATACCACCGATATTCCATCTATTACTGGAGGAACCAACAACGGTTGTGTTCTTTACGTTGGTGGAGACGGGGACATTAAGGTTACCACCGTCGGTGGAGACGAAGTGACATTTGTTGGACTTTCAGCAGGAACATTTGTACCCGTACAAGTGCTTCGTGTTTGGGCTACAGGAACAAACGCAACAGACATCGTAGCCTTATGGTAATTATCATTGGCAACATGATCCGCGGCATCAAGTCCAAGGCAATCGTCTTGATTACGGGCTTGTTGGTTGCTGACAATGGCAATTATATCGTTACCGACAGCGGAGATAGATTCATAGTATCAACAAGACAACCATAATCATGGCAGACGTTTTTATATATAACCTCACCACCATTGGTGGAATCGATCCCTCCAATGACTGGATGATCATTGAAGACACCAGCACTGGAGAGACCAAGAAGACAGCTCCTGGACAGCTGCCAATAAGCACCGCAACCCAAACAGCACTTGACACCAAGGTGGACGAGAACGCTGCAATTACCGGTGCGACAAAGACAAAGATAACTTACGACGCCAAGGGATTGGTTACCGCAGGTGCTGACCTAGCGGCTAGCGACTTGCCAACAGGCATTGACGCTGCTAAAATAGGCGGAGGTACTGTAGACAACAGCGAGTTCGGGTATCTTAATGGCCTTAGCGACAATATCCAGACACAGTTAAACGGAAAGCAACAAACATTAACCCTAACAACTGTTGGAACAAGTGGCCCGGCCGTATTGGCAGGTGGAACCTTGAACATCCCACAGTATAGTGCTGGTGCAAGCGGCGTGTCTCAGATCGTGGCAGGTACCAACGTTACCATTTCTCCAGTAGGGGGAACGGGCGTTGTGACCATCAATGCTACAGGCGGAGGCGGCGGCGGAGGCACTGTTACAAGTGTAGCAGCGTTGACGCTAGGAACTACCGGAACGGATTTAAGTTCTACGGTTGCTAACAGCACAACTACGCCTGTCATCACATTGAACGTTCCTAATGCATCTGCATCCAACAGGGGCGCTCTTACAAGCACTGACTGGAGCACGTTCAACGGAAAGCAGGACCAGATCACTGCAGGAACTACCTCACAGTACTACAGGGGAGACAAGACGTTCCAAACACTTGACAAGACGGCTGTTGGACTTGGCAACGTAGCAAACGCAGACACTACCAACGCTGCAAACATATCTAGTGGTGTCCTTGCTGCGGCTAGAATCCCAACAAATTTAAACGCTCAAGTTCTTCAGAACTTCATGCCAAATACGGCGAGTAGTTCTGCGAACTTAGTGCTTAGCTCAGCTAACGCTTCTACATACAACTCAAGCGTAATTGCATTGACAGGTGCTTTGACGATCACATTTGACGCATCATTGCCCAATGGCTTTAACGTAACGCTCATTCAGTTGGACGCTGCGACTTCTACCATTACAGGTACGGGTGGACTGGTGATCGGCAACAGGCAGGGTCATGGCAAGAACAACGGGCAGTACTCAGTGGTGAGCATCATCAAGTACACCAACGTATTGGCAATCTTAGGCGGAGACACATCACTATAATATGTTCGCAGTCCCATCATTTTTCGGATACAATTTTGCAAAAGATGCTTTTGTGGGTTTATTGGATACTTATCCGAATGCTGCGGCTGCATATTCATTGCGTAAATTAAGGGCAGCGTACACGGGTAGTGCTATTCGTGTTCGTAGGTCAAGTGATAACGCAGAAACGGACATTGGATTTAGTGGTGGAAATCTTGATACATCAGCACTTACTTCTTTTTGTGGGAGTGGCAATGGATTTGTGACTAAATGGTATGACCAAAGTGGGAATGGTAGGGATGTGATACAAACAACGGCAGCGAATCAGCCGCAAATAGTTAGTAGTGGTAGTGTTATAAATGTAAATTCTAAGCCATCTATAAGGTTTCAAGACAATACAGATATATTAAGATATCAAGGTTCAATTACAGCCATTCAAACGAATACAATGGCAAGTGTATTTAAATTTAATAATACAAATTCATATGGGGTTGTTATGAGTATTGGTTTGACGGATTCTTTATCTTATACCTTAACCGCTCAACCAGTGAATCAAAGGTCGATATACAGCACATCTATAAATTGTTTAGATGGAACAGCTACAACAAATCAAGAAATTTGGGGAAGTACAACAAGTGCAGCGGGTTCAAAATTTTGGTTTAATGGGGCAAATCAAACGATAACAAACCCAACAGCCACTTTTAACGCAGACCAAGCAAATATATTAATCGGAAACGATACATTTGGCTCCACTCGTTTGCCAAATATGCAAGAGTGCGTTTATTGGGCAACAACTCAAAGCGATAGTAATTTAGTAGGAATTAACACAAATCAAAATACATACTTCAATGTCTATTAAAGGTTATCAATACGCAACCGAACAAGAAGCAATCAACGCCCGTGAAAGCGTAGATACTTACTACGGCATCCCCGTTTCTCCCGATGATATAACTCAGAATTGGATTGACTATCAGTTTGCAGAATTAAACACACCGCAATTTTGGTACATTGTTTTTGATGAATCACTCACACCAATACTCGGAACGCCAACAGAGTTTGAAGTTGTAACCCCACCATTTCCGCCAGTAGCATAAGATGACAACACCAAAAGTTAAACCCAATGCGTTGCCAGTGTCGTTTGACCAATTTCGCAAAAACCCAATTGCTGCCGTTGCTTTTTGTATGCTTTTGGCCGTTTCTTATCTTTACTTTGACCTTCGTTCGGGCTATAAAGAACAGATTGAAAAGGCAAACCAAAAGATAGAAGCGTTGGATGTTAAGATTGACAAACTCACATACGCTCTTAAAAAGTCCGATTCGTGTTTGGCTGCAACGATGACCGAAATACGCATCATGCAAACAATGAAAAAATTATGAAAAATCTTTTAATCGTATTTAGTGCATTGTTTATCACTGGTTATGTGTTCACAATTGCCCACGCTAAACCAAGCCCACAGATTGACGAAATAGACGCGTTGCTTAACAAGGTATCAAAAAACATTCAAAGTGCGGGAGAAGTCACCAAAATGGCTCAAACGATGAATGCAAAGATGGTTGAATCAAAGGTTGCAGAAAAAGAAGCGTTAAAAGCGGATGTTGCCAAGGCACAAGCCAAGGCGGAAAAGTATGCAAAGACCATGATGTTCATGGGAGTTGATACGGCCATTGCCGACATGGACACGATAAGTTTGAACAATATGCTAAAACTAAACGGAATGTAATGGCAACCAAGGTTAAGAGTAATACCACGACATTTCGTGTGAAGCCCAAGAAGAAGTTGGGCAGACATACCAAGCACATCAATAAACACAAATCAAAAAAGCCCAGTGTGGGTCAAGGATAATGGACAAATTCAAAACAAATGTAACGGGCATTGTAGCCATCCTAATTTTGGCATTGAGTTATGCCATTTTATTTTCAATTATCTTTTGGGATTTCCCAACGGATCAAAAGGACATTTATTTTACCATTGCGGGTGGGGTTACATCCATCGTGACTATGGTAGTATCATTCTATTTTGGCGCATCAAAGAAACAAGATGAAAATTAAACAAGTACCATTCAGAGCATACAATCGCGAAGCGGTTAAAAAGACCCAGGTGTATTTACACCACACGGCAGGAAACGGAAGCGGTGAACAAACCTTTGCATATTGGGAAAAGGTTGCCAACAAGGTTGCCACTTGCGTTGCCATCTCAACAGACGGCACAATCGTACAAGGGTTTGGAAGTGAGTACTGGGCGTACCATTTAGGGTTAGGCACAAAGCATTTCATGGGGCATGGTTGCCCGTATCTTCCGTTGGATAGAACATCCATTGGTATTGAGGTTTGTAACTGGGGTCCTATCACTAAAAAAGGCACAAAGTATTACAACTATGTGGGCGGTGAAATACCATCGGATGAAGTAACCGAGTTGTCAACGGCCTACAAAGGATACAAATTGTGGCATAAGTATACAGATGAACAGATTCAATCCGTGAAGGACTTGTTGATCCTTTGGAATGAAAAGTACGGCATCGATTTAACCTACAATGAGGATATTTGGGTTGTAACCAAGCGTGCATTGAAGAACGAATCAGGTGTATTCACCCACAATTCAGTTCGTGCGGACAAGGCGGATGTGTATCCTTGCCCCCGTTTGATTGAAATGTTGAAGTCACTCACAAAGGAAAAGTAACCATTTACAAAGAAAGGGAGTAAAATCCCTTTTTTTATTTGTGTATATGTTTGGAATTTCAAATATCAAATGTATATTTGCATCATGAACATGACACTTAACATTTACGAATGCGTTTATCGCACAGAAAGCGGAAAGGAATTGTACACCAAAACATGGTATGCACCAACATGGGAACACGCCTTTCGCATGGCTGAAATTTACCGCACAGTCACTTTACACGAAGCGTTTGATTTTATATTAAAACGCATTTAATTTGGAATTGCAAATACTTTAACCTATTTTTGAAAAGACAAATAACATGGATATCATTTACTTAATCATCGGAACACCCATCGCATTTGCCATTGGTTATTCATGGCACTGCATCAAACGCAACAACAAGCGTTTTGAGAACACACAAGAAGCAACCCCATACCAGTTTGAAAAGGATGAGTACATCCCCGAATTCAATGAGTTCACTCAAATGTTGGTTCAACGCAGAATGTATAAAGGCAAAGCAAAATGATAGAAACACTTTGGATAACGCAAAAGCAATTGGATAAGATGAAAGATTACATCATCCAATACAGAAAGCCATGGAGTGTGGATGCCAAACTCATGCACGATGACCACATGATATTGTGGGAAGTAACCATTGAAGGGCAAATGACATACACCGAAGCATTTCACTTTGGTATGACAATAGAGGGAACTATATGACACTATATTTTAGAACCCTTTTTGAATTGGATGCGGTTGAAACCATTTTACAACGCAGAACATACAAGAACATCAACATCATCGAAAAGCATTACCAAAACAACGGCACTTATTCCATAACCTTTGAAGGGCATGAGGATTGGCAGTTGTTCACACTCGGACAAGCACATCAAATTATCATCATAAATGACAACACACGAAGCACTAACACAAGTATTTAACAAGTCAAACAAAGAGTTGGCGGAGTTATTACACGCCAATTACGCAACAGTTACAACCTGGAAATTCCAATTCAAACGAAACGGGTTAAGCATGGAAAAACAATTTGAGATTCTCACAAAACTAAACTACCAATTAAAAAACAAAATAGTATGGAACAACAAAAAAGAAGCGCAGTAACCAATGTAACTGCCAACGGAACTTACAATGGTCAGTACGGCACATTGTACAAATTTGAAATCACCTTTGCCAATGGCGATTCGGGTGAGTATGCATCCAAAAGTGCGGATCAAACCAAATTCAAAGTGGGTGTGGAAACCGATTACACCATCACATCCAAGGAATTCAAAGACCGCATTTATTACAAGATTGCACCCGTGATGGCACAACCAGGTGCGCAACCATTCCAAGCGAAGGCAAAGGACCCCGAAACGGACAAACGCATTACCCGTATGAGTGTATTGAAAGTGGCGGGTGATTTGGTCATCAATGGTGACATCAAGTTACACGAGGTATTGTCTTATGCGCAAATCTTTGAACAGTATGTTATCACTGGGATGGATACATTGGACAAATTCAAAGTTGAACAATCTAAATCAGACCTTCCATTTTAACCATTATGACAAATAACGATATGACACAACAACAATTATTCAACCAATTCACACCGAGTGATTTGGAAACCTTGAAAAAGGCGATGGAAATTTTGGGTAAGTTATTCCCAAA